TCCGGAGAGTGCCTAACCCAGACTACTATCTTGTCAATTAGAGCTGAATAAAACAGCAACATACGCGCTGCAAAGAATAGTGAGACAAGAGAGAACCGACAATATGTTAAGATACTTGTTTTATAAGAGACGTTCATTCCAACGTGAGTGGTTTGATTATGGATGGGTTGGACATCCCAATTGTGTGCATAGAGAGTGTGAATGTTCCTTTTTTGTCAATGGAACTCATGAATCTACAAAAATCTTTCGAAAGGTTTATGAGAGGTACCTTTTTAAACGAAAACTATCGGATAATCACCTATTCGATCTAGCATTGGATGATATTGCATGTAATTTTTCTTTTACTCCTGGAGCTATACTTTATACACCAGTTTGGGATACAGAGAAGAGATTGATAGAGGTAATTAGGCAATCTAAAAATATGCAACTCATTGAAGGTCCCTTTTTTCATCGTACAGTTCCTCAAGAGCAGATAGTACGACAGGATCCTGAAATAGAAGAAATTTTTAAAGAAGCTGATGTTTATCATTGGAGAAATAAGGGTATCATAATGATGCCGGAAGAATGGGAGGAAGTGTGGTCAGATGAGAAAACTCCGCATGTCTCATCACTCCAGGTCTTAGCGATGAGAGTTCTTAGCATACATAATCAGGGTTTTTCACGTTATGGTGGAAGGGAAAGCTGGATTAATACATCATCCCATATTTATCCTGAAAAACTAGTTTATCTGGTCTCTCTCTTAGATAGGGATCCCACCACTCCAGATGGTTTTGAAAGTATCTATGCTTACTTTTCACAAGGATTAGACAATATGTATGAGCATGGACTTAAAACTCGGCACAGGTTCGGTACTGAGACACCTTTTATAGATCTAAAAAGTGAATTACAAAAAATGGTGCAATCTTCTAGTGCCGGGTATAATCCGGGCTCCATGAGACAAATCCCATTATCGGAAGAGCAAGTATTAATAATAAATCCTAGTGGAAAAAAAATGGAAACACTTGACTCTGCACTCTATGAGATGCGCGACTTTATTGCTACAGGGAAAGTCCCACTCCTTACTTTTGCTACTCAACTAAAACCTGAAATTATTTTTGAGAAGAATGCCAAGTATAACTTTAGTACATATGTTCATGTAAGAAATACGAAAGGAAGACTTTTCATAATTCCAAATCATACTGCAATGATAATGTCCCGGATGGTATCCTTAGTAGCTATGCTCTATGAGCGTGGTGACAAAATTCGAATTGGTCAAACATGGTCAGCGGGAGGTATGGATGACCTACTAAAGGCGCTTCTTTATGATCAAGGTTCACGAGTAATAGTAGAGGGAGATTTTAGGAAACTAGACTTAACTATTAAAGATATTCTTATTCAGATGGTTAAGGGTAGGACAATGGCTTACTTTAAACGTGCAGCTGATCCAGAGTTGTTTGATTTTATGGAAATCATTTGTGAGGTGCTTGCAGAGCAGATGTCTGTACGAATACAACATTTGTTCGGAACAGTCTGGGTCCGTATAGTGGGTAATTTGGCCTCGGGGACATGGGAGACAAGTCATTTAGGTTCCCTTGTCGTACAGTTCCTTTGGTGGCTCTATATTACGATTCAATTAGACACACTTCCTCGAAAAGACAGAAATAAAATGTTAGTGGTAGCTCGGGATAATGTCTCATTAGTGAATTATAGTGATGATCATTTATTATCGGTCCCAGATGATCCTACCCTTTTGGAGTTTTTTT